CCTGGCGGATGCGATCCAGCAGGTCGTTGCTGAGGCGGGTGCCGGGGCCGTGGCCTCCTGTCTCAAGGAAGGCGTGCCAGGCGCTGTGATGGGAGGTCATAGCTTGCGTGCTGTTTCGGGGTAGGTCAGAGGCGGACACGGAGACCGGCTGGGAGCTCGCGGTTTCGGCGGGTGAGCTCCATGCCGTAGGTCGAGGCTTGGTCGAGGTAGTAGCCCTCACGGGCTGGGTTCCAGCCGCGCATAGCGTTGGCGGCTTTGCGGCAGTCGGCGATGACATACCGCAGGCTGTATTGGTCGAGAGTCCGAGCGTGGGACTCCCAGCGAGCGAAGTGCTCGGGGGTGGCGTGTTCTTGGATCATGCAACCTCGTGTACGCGGAAGGTTGCGCACTGGTCAAAGCGCGCAGCGAGCGCATAGGCGCTCTCGGGGGATGTGTGCTCTGTGTAGGTCACCCAGTGACCGTTTACGTGCAGTAGCTGGACTTCCCAGTGGGGACCGATAAGGGTTTGAGGGGGATACCAAACCCGGCCTTTACGGTTGGACATGTCAGAAAGGGCAAGACCAGTTGTCACGCTGCTTTTGCGTGATGAGTCCACAGCGGGACAGGTCGTCACTCACCTGATGCCAGAACTCTCGGCGGGCGACAGAGTCGCCGTCGTAGGAGGGTTCTTGCTTGAAGTGCTCAAGACACTGGTGACGTAGTTGGTGCCACGTGATCATGCTGATGCTCACAGCTAGAGGATGTGCCCCGGGTGGGGCGATACGACATAGGGGGATTTGAACCACGGTATGCGCCGTCTCAGTGCTTGTCCGTCGCCGTGGCGATCGGGGCAGGAGCCCATACAGAAAGCCCACCCTCAGGGGAGAGGATGGGCGAACTGCGCCTTGCCTGTGCCGGTTCGCACAGGTATGTCGTAGAAAGCTTGTGCTGCAGAAGCCCTGCAGCGGGCGGGTCCGGGTCGCGTTGTTAGCGCGGTGCTCCGGGCTTATTTCCACACTGACAGTGATAACGTCCCCGCCCCGGTTCGCCAGGGTTGGATCGGTCAGCTTCACTGGGCTTCGCACGCTGTCACCGGTAGGACTTGAGTCCGCATCCGGGTGACAGCACCTCCCTTGGATTAGGAGAGGGAGCTAGCCCATCAGGCTGCTGCCAGTATTTCCCCTCACTCCCAGGACGGTTAGGGCCGCTGCCAGGTCCCCCCGGCAGGTGTCCACGTCGAAACCGACGTGCGGCTTGTCCCTCTGGTGTGGCGAGCGTAGTCGGGCACCTTCCCGTAGACGCAACCGCAGGCAATCACCGCCCCTGGTATGCGCCCCGCGCCTTCGCTAGTTACCAAAACCAGCCCTCACGGGCAGGCACAGGTTGTCCGTCGCCCCGGTTCGCCAGGGTTGATCGGCTGGGTAACATCGCTAGACGGCATTGTCCGGCCGTTTCCGCGGGCGATCGCCGCCGTTGGAAACATCTCGTGCTTGCCGCTCTGCTGTGGCATGGGTGTGCATGGCACACCGAGCCCCGCGAGGTTGAGTAGTTATGGCGCGGCAACTAGCGGCCGCTCTGGACTTAATGCATGAGGTTCTGTGAATGTGGTTTAAGTGTGGCACAGATCGGGTGACCTGTCAAGACCCCAGCCGAGGCTGGGGACCGGATCGGGTGACGGGGAGGCTGGCCGATGGCCAAGGCCCCGCAGGCGTCACCGATTCGATGCCTGAAGCATGGCATACAGGTCACCCGTTGTCAAGCTTCCCAGCCGAGGCTGGGGCGCCAGACGAACACGCGCATCATGCGCGCGCGTGAGCTCAGTCTGGCATGCCGTGGTCAGCCTGTCAAGCCGTCTCGGTAAGTCTCATGAGTCTCACCTGAGGGGCTTGAGTCTCAGTGAGTCGCAAGGTGAGTCCAACCTTGCGTCGCAGTGAGACTGGGCTAAGCACCTAGACATCAGGACCTGGCTAGAAAAAAATGTATATGTATGTATGTAAGAGCTTTAGTTTAGTAGTCAAACGGTTCTGGTCTGTAAGCTAAGTTTACGCGTAGTTTATGTAGTGCTTTTTGGTATATAGTGGATACACGATAACGTGATATGTTTAGTTCACTGGCTAGATGATGCAAACTCTTCTTGTCGTAGTAAAGGGATTCAACAATAATACGTTGGACGGGTTCAAGTGTGCTGATAGCATGTTCTAGTAATTGTGCGCGTTCTGCATGCAAAAGATTTAACTCAGGGGATTCATCTAGCGTAGGCGTAGAAGCAGCTAGTATATCGCATAGTGGTGCATCTGATATTTGACTTAACGCATCAATAGAGGTACAGTCAGTAATGGCGTAGCTAAGCAAAGTATCGGTTATGCGCTCACAAGGTACATCGAGCATGCAGCTGAGTTCGTAAATAGACGGCTGTTTGCCGTGCTCGGAGGCAAAGTCTTGGGTAGCGCGGCGGATTTTACTTGCTAAGTCTTGGACGTTAATAGGTAAGCGTATTGTGCGTGAGTAGTTGTAAAGCGCACGTGAAATGGATTGGCGGATCCACCAATAGCTGTATGTGCTAAAAGCATAGCCACGGGTGGGATCGAATAGTTCGATACCGCGTATTAAACCGAAACTGCCTTCTTGGATGAGATCACTAAGTTCGAGGCCCCTATTTTGATAGCGCTTAGCGAGGTGAACAACGAGACGCAGGTTGGTGCGCACCATGACGTCTAAAGACCGCTGTCCTAGACGGGCGACGCGGGGAGGAGCTGCGGTGCGGTCGGGTTCAGTGGCACCCGTAGGCGTGTAGTCGAGCCAAGCGCGGATACGGTAGGCGTGACGTAGCTGAGCTTCGCGCGAAAGGATTGGGTGCCGCGATATGTCGCTTAGGTACTGGGAGATGTTGTCCGACATGGCTCAAATGGTGGAGTCACGCGGTAGGGGGACTGTGAAGGTCTCGGATGAGAGAACCCAGCAGCCAAGCGCGTGCGTGAGCCAAGCCGTGCTGCCGTGCCAGTTTGAAGTACAGAGTGCTGTACGGGCTAGTGATTGGGTTACGGCGAAGCGTTTCAGCGGTTGCGCTGGACGTGAGACGGAGGTACTGCGGCAGTACAAGGGCGAGATGCGAATCCACTATTTGCTAAAAGCAAGAATGTCATCAACCTCAGCGTAAAGGTCCTCTAAAGAACCACAGTTATCCACGATGTGGGTAAATCCTATAGAGTAGTCGTTTGTTGGATCAGCTAGGAGTTTCAGGTGATCAAGGCTGCCTTCCGATACATGATGTGTGCGGCGCGTAACATCCGGTCGAGTGACCTTCCAAAGCTGAGCACCGAAACGATCGAGAAGTGCAGCTTCGTTGGGAAAGCGCATATCGTCGACGACTACTTTATTATGGATGGTGTTGCTTTGAAGGCGCAGGTAGCGCGAAGTCCAACAGCGCAGCCAGAGTTCGGGATGGACGCAGTCACGCCCCCATTCAGTACCAAGCGTGCGAAGTAAATGCCGTGCATCGATGTTTTTGTCGAGCTCTGGAAGTGGCGCGCTTTTAGCCACATGTGTCATGTGGTGCGCGTCTTGTGGTGTGTAGCCAAAGTCAAGTAAAAGTGTGCTCAACATGGCCTTTAACGGCTCAGCAAAGCTGAGATGAGTAAAGCCGTGATGTGTTACTAAGTGATCCGCTATAGAGGACTTTCCGCAGCCCGCGGCCGAAGCATAAATACCGATCAACATGATTAGGTTTTGATGATTAAAGGATAGATAAAAACAAGAATCCAAGCATACATAGCTTTACCAGCCTCGGTGTAAAGCGCCGGTGGTTCAGCACCGTTTTGCGCAGGATCACCAAGTATTTGCCAGAGCATTGCAGTTAGCTTTTTGACGTTGTAGTCGCTAACTTCTTCATCGGTTAGTAATGCTGAAATAGCTGTGAGTACGTGCGAAGCAGCGAGTTCAAAATCTAACCCAACAGTTACTGTAAGGTTATTGTAAAGTTCTAGGGTGTCCGCACTATCTGAATTATCTAAACATGCTGGATCTATACCGCGAGCATGCGCGTGCTGCACTAAGAAGGAGCCGCCTATTACGTTGGCTACGAGTGTGTGAATGGGGGTGACTTCAGTCATGCACGAGCTCGGGTAA